TCTAAAGCTATTGCTGAATTAAAAGCATGGATAACTAATCCAAGAGGTTCTGAAGATTCTTATAAAAAGAAGAAACTTAAAAAAGAAAATGGTGGTGGAGGATTTGGCGATGGTGGTGGAACTGTCTTTACTTCATCCGATGCTGGGGTGTTTACTCCTACTCATTCAGAACGTGGTAAACGTAAAAAGAATGATTCTAAGAAACGAACTGGTATAGATAGACTAGCAGACTTTGTAGATGATAATAGTCCAGAAAGAAAGATGTCTAAAATGTCTCCCTCATTTAGTCTTGAACTTGTTAATTGGGTTACTGAGGAACTGCGTAAGACTCAGCAGAACCAGCTTTCTGGTCAAAATGCCACACCGAAAAAAGGAAATTTTACCCAACAAAATAGTGGTGAGACAATTAATAACCAACCTCCTAGAGTAGATTGGAAAAAGAAAGATGATGATATTCCAGATGATAAAGATGATGTAATGGAGTTTGATGCTGAAACAGATAAACAAGCAGCTGTGGCTCAAAATATGGAGACAGATAGAATTAAACAACTAGATGATGATGACGAAAGCGAGAAACCTAAAGACACAGGAAGGTCTGGTGAGACTGCTCCAGCAGGAGTTGATGTTCAACTAGCATATGAATCTGGTGGTTATCAGTCGGATTCTTTACATCAAGGTAGTGATAAAGATTTAGAACAGGGGGATGTAGATGACCCAGAAGATAAAAATAAAGACGATGAATTCGTAGAGAACTTTCTAAAGAGTTTACAGAAATGAAGTTAAATGCCCAGCTATGTCCTAAGTGTAGGGGAGATATGTATTTAGATGAAGACAGAGCTTTGCATTGCCTCATGTGTGGCAAAGTTTTAAACCTAGATATTAGGAGAAGTAATGATTCCAGAAAAGGCAAAATCAGAGATAATAAAAAGAAGGTCGGCTGGGGAGACTTGGACTGGCTTAGCGAGATGGATAGAGACGGATTACGGAATTCCTATTCATCGGTCAACGATTCAACGTTGGCACGACAAAGAGGTTTGGGAACAAGAAGCCCATCTCTTAGAACAAGAAAATAGTATTGAAGATAGATTAAAGCTAGATAAAAAAATAGCTACATATAAAAGTGAAGCTGGCTTTTATAAGAAGTTATATCAACAAGCAATCAAGGATTCAGCTAAAAAAGAGATTATAGTAGATACTATAAATGAACTGAGTCCTTCATTTGACCCTGTTCCTTTAGTTCAATATGTTTCTCCCAAAGGGAAATTTATAGGTACGCATCCCCAAACTATGATAGCTCCTCTTACTGATACTCATATAGGTGAGGAAGTTCATTCAGAACAGATGATAGATATCAATAGTTATGATTTCACTTTGTTCAATAGACGATTGTGGGGATGGGCGCAGCAGGTATTGAATCTAGCTAACTATAGACGAAACACAGTTAAACTAGATGATTTAATTATTCCTATGCTAGGAGATATGATTAGTGGAGATATACATGAAGAACTAGCTAGAAGTAATATAGCTAACTGTATGCAACAAATGATAAGGGGAGCTAACCTAATAGCTCAAGCTTTAATGTTTTTAGCCCCTCATTTCAAAACTGTAAGAGTTCCTTGTGTTGTTGGTAACCATGGNCGNATGACTAGNAANCCCCCAATGAAAGATAAGTATATGGATTGGGATTACATGTTATATCAATGGGTAGCTACTTTTTGTAAGAACCAGAAAAATATGACCTTTGAGATTCCTAAGAGTTATCTTCATATATTTTCTGTTTACAACAATAAGATATTAATTATGCATGGAGACTCTGTTTCTGGTGCTGGAAGTAATACTTCAATTACTAGAGCTATAACCAATCTTAGAGGAGTAATGCAGTATAAAAATAATGTAGAAAAGGAAAAGGGTAGTCTGGTTTTAAATGAGATTAACTTTGACTGTGCAATGATAGGACATTTCCATAGGATAGATGAGATAGATATAGGTACAGGAGAGTTACATATCTGTGGAACAATGAAAGGCCCTGATGAATTTGCTTTACAGAGACTNCANACAGCCACCAAACCCAAGCAGTTAGTCACCTATTGGCATCCTAAGTATGGTTATATAGGAAAAGAAATCATATATTTACATTTATATGACAATAAGAAATGGACACCTTTCAAAGATAATCTTCCAGATTCTTGGGCAGATAAAATTAATTAATCAGTATAATATAAATTATGGCAGAAGATTATATAGTAGCATATTTGCATCAAATAGGACAATCTCTTTTTCAGGAAGCTCAAAGACTAGCTCCTGATTCTACTGGAAAATTAAAAAAGAGTGGTTCTTTANCTCTTACTAATANTGGTTTTGAGATTACCTACGCAGTTCCTTATGCATATTCATTGCATGAAGGAGGACATGCTCAAGAACCCTTAACAACTAATTGGGTATCTAAAATTCCAAGACATAGGCGAAGAACTAAAGGAAAGATGGTNACTGTAAAAGCACATACTAAAACTTATAAAGAAGGGTTTAAACCAGTACCAATACTAGAGCATGGGAAATCACAAGCTGGTGGGGGAATATTTGGCTCATCTGAACGTGGGCAAGCTGGTGGGTTCCAAGATGCTGGTGTATTTACGGCTGGTGGAAGTGAAGCAGTAGAAGACTGGATGACTTTAAATATGAACATAAGAAAACGAAGACCTAATAGACCTTGGATACAACAAGCATGGGAAAGAATATCTCGTAATGACCCCATGGCTAAAAGTATTAGAAGTATCAGAAATATGATAATAAAGAATCCTAATGGGTCTTTAAGTTTAATAATGAATGGGTAATAAAGGAGGAAGAAATGTCAGTAGATGTGAGTCAAGTCTCACCAAATCAAGAATATATAATAGCAAGACATTCTAGAATGGTAGGAAAGGTATTAGATTTAATAGAAGCTTCATTACCAGAAGGTAATCAATGCGATAAATTAAAAAAACTCGTACAAGTACCTCTATATGATTTTAGAAATGACATGCTATATTTAGAAGAAAACGGTATTCCAGATACAAATATATAACCTATATTATAATTCATGAATATAAATTCAGCTATCTGTAGGATTTTTTTATTTTTCTAGTATAATATTAATAACGTTATAAAACGTTATATTATATTCTATTTTGAAGGCCGGAGGTGGCTTAGACCAGCCTTTCAGATGCGAACAAATCTTATTTAGGAGGGCATACACAATATGTCAGAAATAAACGAGCGAATAGAGAAACAGATGGAAGGAACCAATCTAGCTCTGGCCGCAGTCGCAGAAGTCCTTCAAAAGATGGACATGAGATTTCAGAAGGAAGAACAAGATGACTACCATGAACAACAGGCAGTCGCTAATGAAAACCTTTTGAAAGAAATAACAGAACGAGTACTTTCAGTAGTAAAAGCTGAAGGTGGCGAGTCTGAGCAAGGTTTGGATGTCGATGGAAAAGAGCGTAAAGCTAAAGGTACAGGTGGAACTCCTCAAAATGCTGATGATTCTGAAAGTAGTGTAACACCTACAACTAAGATAGAAGACCAGCAGAATACTATTCAGGCAATGGCAAAATTGCTTAAAGAGTTTGAGGATGCTAAAACAGATGAAGGCGATGATGAAGAAGAAACAAAAAAGGGTGGTTATAGTAAGGCCTATAAAGAGGAAGGCATGGACGAGGAAGTAGATGACGAAGCTGCTGACGAAGTTGTAGAAGAAAGTATGGAGAAAGAAGAGGGTGAGGAAGAAGTTGATGATGATGAAAAAATAGAAGAATCTGTTAGTATGAAATCCATGCAGAAACAGATTAGGGCTTTGAAGAAAGAACTAAAAGCTTCTAAAAATGGTATGCAGAAAGCAGTTCAAACTGAAGCTGAGAACCGTCTACGAAAGATGGGCTTCAGGGAAGAGACTAGTCTACAAGCTCCAAAACTAAACAATAGTCTTGGTGTAGAGGACTTGACTCCTATTGCTAAAGCAGAAGGTGATGTAGCTGGACAATTGGTTGATATGTCTTATCAGGAATTGCGAAGGCTTCAGCAGAAATTAGATTCTGGGCAGACCGATGGTCTACCTAGAGAACTAATAGGTAAATAAATTTTAAATCTTGGAGGATTAAAAGGCTATGGCTAACCCTAGTTTAAGTGAATATTTAGCCCAGTCCCAAAGAGGACTATATCAGTCAGTATTCGGCCCTGAGTATCTGCAAAAGCAGACATACTTTACGGTTGATTCGGCTACAGGTATTTTCAATACCACATATGGAAGGAAGGTCTGGCAAGCATTAAACAACCAGACTCGTTTCTTCAACGCTATACCAAGAGTTGTATGGGGCAATACGGCTGGTTGGCGTGTTAGGTCAGACAGAGGTTCTGGTCGTTCACGACCTGTAACTGAAACTGGTAGTCTCCCAACAGTTGACGTATCAGCAATTCAAACTGT